TCTTAAAGGTTCTTGGAGGTTCTTACAGGTTCTTTGGGATTATAAAAGGAGGGAGGTAATCGACTAGCAGGTTGTAGCTTAAAAGATACTTAAAGCCCCTAAGGAATACCTTAAGGAGTCTTGAAGGTACATTATGCTAAGAGTTCTTTGAGATTCTTTGGGGTCTATGGGGGACTTTAGGGATTCTGTGGTCTAATGATACCCATTGGAATAACTAAGGTATTTTCAAAGGCCCTTAAAGACCCCTTAGAGTCCCTTTAAACCTAGACAACGAGGTGTGCCCAGAGGTAGGTCTCGAGAAGCCTTAAGGGCCTTGAAGGATCCAAACAGCGATTAAAGAAGGCTTTAAGAGGCCTTAGAGACAAGGAGTCTTACAGCTTCTTAAAGCCTTTAACTAGATTAGGATATTGCTTTCGTTTTCCAGCTCCCAATAAAATCAACAAAGACCCTAGGTACCGAGGAGCTCATCCCTAGCTGCCATAGTATCCCTGCGGATATTATTCTATAGCTGATACATAGTCTTTGTTAATGTCAGCAAAGATCTTAAAGAGCCCATAGACTCGCGGAGGCAAGCGACACTATGGGTTCTTTAAGACCTTATATGACTAGAATTATTGAGGCTGGAGAGTATAAAATAACAGACATCTTAAAGAATCTTGAGGAGTCTTTAAAGACTTTAACTGAGTTAGTGTTATTTGCTACGTCTTCCTATTATGTCCACTATAATCTCTTAGAGCCTCTAAGACCCCTAGCCTAACGTCTATCCAAAGGATCTAAGGCCTTTTAGGGAGCTCTTAGATTTCTTACTAGAAGCCCCAAAGATGGGGTTAGTCCTAAAGTTCTTACGGAAGGCATTAAGCTTTATATCTAGTTGTTTATCGAGGTAACGATCCATAGCATCATCTATATTCTGCTCTAATATATCTCGTTCCAACCAATAACTAACGGCTAGAGCTAATACATCCAGTCTATCGTCATGTCGTAGTGATTGTCTGTCTCTAGTTATATGGCTCATCTGGAACATAAGGGAATACATCATGTTCTGAGAGTCTCTTAGAGCGAACTGTACATCGGTTAAACAACTACTATAATTGAATATCAATCTATGTTGATTCATTATAGGTTCTAAGGTGTCAATGATTCTTACTTCCTTCTGAGTCGTTACCTTAACCTCTTCAAGATTACAAGGATAGACTGAGTTCATTATAGGTGATAGTAAACTACTAAACATACCATCACCGAAGTTAGCCTCGATATAACAATCATTGACTTTGTATTTCTTAGCGATTCTTGCGAGTCTCATTAGGTTAGCTTGACCATAGCCTCCGCGTATACCGCCGAAGTCTAGGACATAGAGTCTTCCAAGTAAATGCCCAACCACACACCAACCCATCTCATCGGTACCGGAACCAGCAGGGTCAATCGCGAGGATAACACCTTCATACCGTTTAAGATCATCACTATAGGTTCCAGGTCTATGGAGCTTATCGCCTCTAAAGCCAACATTAGGTATAGATTCAATCTCCTTAGCACCCTCAGAACTCCATGTGATTGCACTAGGGCCTTCAAAGTCATCGAGATCAGTTACTATTAAGTCTTTGAGTTTCAGTGGATACTTCTCAGCATCACTCAGTGTTGTATCTAACATGAATTGTAATTTAAAGCCTGAGCGTCCATAACGGTTCTCACGCATAATCAAGTCTTCTTCAGTGAAACGAGGTTCAGTCGTCATACCTACTAGCTCTGGGTTATTAGCCATCTTCTCAATCATATAAGGAGCTAAACAACCACCATATATTGTAGTTTCCTCCGGGTATCTAGCTGGAAATATACGTGTAACATAGCCATCTTCTCTAAAGCCATTGTATATAGACTCAGCACTCTGAGGAGTCCCCAGTACTAGTATCTGAGCACCTTCAGTAGTCTGTAGGATAGCTTCAAATTCAGCTGTCTGGACTCTTAGTTGTTCTCTTCTCATCTCTGTCGCACTATTCTGCTGTCCCTCGACATCATCTGCAATGAGTAATGATGCACGGTTACCTTGTAGCTGTGAGGTAATACCTAGAGCTCTTAGAGAAGGCTGTACCGATACATCACAACCATCGACATCAAAGGAAACATTAGAGGTACGGTGACCTTTAGATTTCTTAGGGATCAAGTGGTTCAACATAGGCATAGTCTCAATCATCTTTCTAATAAAGATAGCGATATTGTCTGAGTGTGCTCCTGATTGTGATACTATTAATATCTTCTCATTAGGGTCTCGGAGTAATCTCCAGGCACTGTATGCCCCTGTTAACCAAGTTTTACCTGCTCCACGAAGAGCCTGGAGAACCTGACGGCTGTGACCTTCTTGTAGAAAGTCTGCTATCTCGTATTGTAGTTCACTAGGGTCTGGGAGTCTTAAGTGTTCCCATGCTAGTTTAGCGAATATCTTAAAGTCATTTAACGCTGCTACTTCTAGTTCTTGTCTATTCATTTATTGCCTCCAATATTTTTATAATAGCTTCATGCTTTGAAGCAACTACCCACTCACCTTTAATCTCATAGTATTCTGACAGCTTCTGATGGGCTAGTCGTTCTGCTATATTTACATCATCAACTTCTATTGTAAATAAATAGTTGTAATCACGTAATGGACTTCCTGTCATATATGTTGCTAAGCGATTAGATAGATTAGTAGTCTTACCTACCTTATAATAACCATCCCATGCAGGGTTAGTAATTACATATAGAAAGCCAGTGCTTCCTGGTTGATCCTTCTTCTTTTCAGTATATCGTTCTTTAGCACACGGAATACAAGTGGTATTACCTGTATAAAATTCTTCATTCTTTCTATTCGTTTCACATTTCTTACAATATCTCAAGTCTGTTCCTCCAGTTATGTTAATACATATAAGAGAGTTCCGAAGAACCCTCATTAAATATTAAGCTCCTAATTCAAGCATGTCATTAACTGACAGCTTCACCATAGTCTTGCCTGTAGTCTCTAAGTGATCTCTAATAGCTGACTGTAAGTCACCCATATCTTCACTTCCTACAAGGTCTGCTGTAATATCATTATCTTTTAAAAACTTAATTGCATTCGCCATAGTCTTAGGGTCATCAATGTTAGCCATCAATGCCTTTGCTACAGCATCATGCAATGTATTTAAAACATCTAAACTTGCTTTAGCCATAATTAATCCTCTGTTGCCATTTTTATTAGTAGTCCAGATACGATGTTGTGTGCGAGTGGGTTAGCACTCTTATGGATCTTCAACTCTTTATCTGGATCTAGTATTTTCTTTCCTATACTTTGTGCTGTTTTCTGTAGTCCAAGCTCAACTGCTCCTGCTGGTCCTGCGATTGTAGTTACCACGTTAGGACTATAGTGCCCTGAGAGAGAAATCCCCATGAGACCTAATAACTTATCTACAATCATACCACTTATTCCTATACCATACGACTGTGAAAGAGCATACCCCATAGCTGATATTGCACCCTCATCTGTATCCAGGTCATATAATTTCTTATCATCAGGACGAATGAGATCTTTAGCCTGACTGACTGCGATAAATAAAGAGAACTGTGTGAGTAGAGCAATAATCTGATTAACTTCCATCTCATCGAAGCCCTTAGCCATGAGTTTCTCGTGTGCTGCTATAGGATACCTAGTGAATTGTAAGGTCATCTTAGCTATAGGGCTATTAGGATCACTCATAAATACCGGCATATTAGTACCATCAGGTTTTAAGATTGTAGACTCAGCATGACGATTTAAAGCTGTTGTCATTCTACGTAATGTATCCTGGTTCCACTTATGATGATTCATTTTAGTAATTACACCATTCTTCACTGTAGCCTTCTCAAAGTTTTTCCTTAAGTCTTCCAGATCATCTATACCTATACGAGCTAAGAAGCGCGTCTCGGCTTTACTAAGATTACCTGCACCTTTCATTGCGAGTTGACGTAGTTTATTAGCACCACTAATGATAGATACTAAATGTCCTACTTCCGTAATATACCCTAGTCCTCCATACTTATGGATTCCATGGTTTACTTTATCGAGCATGTGCTCAAAACTACCTAACATTCCAGTTGCGGGTGTTTGATATGTGTCAGGAGAGTCAAAGCGCTGTAGGGTACGTGAACTCAAGACATCCCCTACTAGATTTAGTTCAAGAAATTCTTTTACTAGAGGATCCTTAATAGATTTACCTCGTATCATATTCATACTTTCCACAAAAGAGGGTATAAGTGCTTTCATTACGTGCTTAAGTCCTGAACTTCCAATAGGAATAGCTAACTCAGTTACACCTATTGCGGCAAATCCTGGGCTAAAGACAACCCTAGGCACCTTTGTTGCAAGTCGTAGGGTAGTATCCCATAGTGAACCAACATGAGGGATCTCTCTAGTCCCTACAAGAGTATCAAACACTACCTGCATATCTTTTTTCTGTGTCTCAGTCGTATGAGCAAACTTCTTCTTTATATCTTCCACAAAATCCGTAGCACTATCAAACCCTAGCTTCTTCTGTACCGCGAGTCTACCACTAAAATCAAAACTATACTTAGCCATGATCTCTTCTCCGTCACTATGGAGGAAATGATTCATATCACCACGATAATATTGTAATGATCTACGGTTAGTAGCTTGAGTTCGTTGTGATCCCCCTCTAATAGGCTCCATTGTTTTATTAAGTTTAACACTAGTTCTCGTAGCTTCCGCTGATTCCAGGGCTTCCTTCCAAGTTATTGGGGAATCAATGTTCTTAGCGTTCTTTACGAGACTCTGAGCCAGTGTATTAGTAAAATCTAACCCAGTAACTGGATCAATAGAATCAAGCTTCTGATGTGCAAATGTTGATGGAGAATAACCCTCTGGTCTAATGAATTGTGCACCTTTCATCCCACTCGCTCTAAGTTCTACAGCCATATAGTTATAATAACCTGCTTCTGTATTTGCAAACTTAGCTATCATTGGATTCGAGTGTGAATAATCTATTTTTAATGGGTTCTCATCTCTATACTTACGTATCTTTGCAGTACGTAGGGATTGTGCTGTTGCTTCCTCTTTCCCGAGGTACTTACGGACATCAGCAGGCTCTAGCTCCGGTAACTTACTAGGCATCCCAGTATCTCGGGCCATAGCTGCTTTACTTTCTGCATTTCTATAGTGGGAGAGTCCCTCAGTGTGAAACTGTTGTAAGTTTCCTTTATATCCCTGCTCTTTAACCGCTGTATCAAACTCTACATTATGAGCATATTGGGTCTTTATGTGTTCTCTACCATATTCCGCTTTGTAATCTTCAGCTGTATATGTAGTAGCCGGGATTACATTGCCATCTTTATCTCTTAAGGCAACCGAAGGATTAGACATAGAGTTAATCCACCCACGAACTGATTCATCGTCAGAACCTGAGAGTCTCTTTGATGGAGTAATAACAGTACCAAAGGTTGTTTTAGTATGTCCTGATCCTGGAGATATATCCGGGGGAGTATCTTGGAGCGCTTTCGCAACTCTAGTAATAGATGTCTCACCATTTCCCAATGCCTCGACAGGCTGTTTTAGCATGTGCCAACCTACAAGAGTACCTACCGCCCCACCAAAGGCTCCTGCAATCATTAGTTCATTCTTATTATGGGACATGTTACTTGCTTGCCATGCAGTCATTTCACCTACACCCAAGGCAGCACCTGATGCTACGCCAAAGCCCATAGCAGCTTTATTACTAAGCTTAGACAATGTAGCTGCTACTTTAAGCCCTTGAACAGCCGATCCACCTATCACTATTTCTGGTGACAGACTTCCAGCTACAATGCTTGCACCAACCATAGGCCAGACTCCCATAGTATCCACTAAGTGTGCTGCACCTTCTCCCACTTCTTTCTGACGTTCTAAGGCAGCACGAAGACTCTCTGCATTATTTATCATAGGAGATAGATTGTTTACTATCTCTATTGGATACTGTCTAAGGGTCTCATAGGTCTCGGGGGATGTCCAAGAGAAGTTTGGATCTCGTTCTCCCTCTGACTTATCGTATAGTTTCCCCGTTTGATTCTTAAGGTGGTTAACCAGGAGATTACTATTATAGAATAGATCTTCCGGGATACTCCTATCTTTATACGGGTCTACTCTTTTATTTAACTCTGGTAAAACAACCTTGCTTCTTCCATATTCCATATTCTTACCTTTTATTTATTTTCAGTTTCTTCTCTATTATCTCTACTATGTGGATTCTCATCATCCGAAAATAGAGAATTAGCAAACATTAGTACTCGACTCATTACTGGGGCCTTTAGCATATCACTAGCGGAGTAATCTCCTCCATGTGCCTTTGACCACAGCTGTGCTCTATACTGATCGTTCATCTCGGCCTTCTGAGCCGCTTGAAGTTCCTTGTAAGGCTTCGAGATCTGAACGTTTCTATCTTCATCCCAGGCATATACTGTACCAGCAATTTCTGTAACATACCAATCGTCTCCGATTTCCTCGAAGCCACCAGCTTTCGCTAATACATGGAGGAAACTATTCACTTCACCAGCTGTTGTATACTCTTTAGAGAGGCTGTGTGATATTGTTCGTCCATCTAATGTTCTCGCATCTTTATCGTCACCTATCGCAGATAGATCAATTGGCTTACCTAGTCTAAGGTCTATCTTAAGCCCTGTTATAATTCTCTTCCGTTCATTTGGATGTAGTTTTGCTATCTTATCTGCTACACCCTCAATACTAAGTACATGAGAGTCTGTTGCCAGTCCTTCCCCATTATTGACCTGTTGGATTAGAGCCTTAGCTTCTATTTCACCTTGCTCTGTCTTTGGCATGTGGAGCATAATATCTAATACATTGCGTTGGTTATCAGACATAATGGCCTTAACAATATTAATATCTAAAGAGCCTAAGCCTTCTTCGATCTGAGCTAACGCTTCACCATATTCCTCACCAGTACTCTGAAGTGCCTGTGTGAACTGAGCGCTCCATGCGTCCTTTAAAGCCTTCTTAACAATTGGTGTATTGATCTGATACTGTCTCTCAATAGCCTCATAGTTTCCTTCAGCTAAGTTATTCTGTACATTTGTAGTGATAACTACTGTTGCCTCATCTTTAAGGTTCTTATAGACTTTCTTTATTACGGCACTTACTTCGGAGGAAACATCGGCATCAAAGTCACCTGCAACTTGTCCGGCTAGTACTATAAATCTACCGACATCGTGGTTTATATTCCCACTACTATCAGTAATAGTTTGTATTCCCGATTTAGCAAACAGTGTTAATATTTGATCCTTAACCATTCTATCTACTTCGGCGGGAGTTTTCCCTGACTTAATAAGTGATGCTCGCACCATAGGTATATCACCCTTTTCGTACGCCGTATATAGGTCGGCTGCAAAGTTCTCTCCTGCTGTTAGTTTAACGCCTTCTTGACGATCCCCTTCAGCTACTGGAGTCCCTTGAAACTGCTTAGACATCTTGTATAGAACTGCTAGTTTTAAATCATCTTCTGGACTAGTTACTCCATACCGAGAGAGGCCTCTGGCCATATCAGCAATTTTAGTATCTATATCAGGGTCAGTAGGATCTAGCTTATTTAGATTCTTTATAAAAGATGAATCCGCTTTTAATTCTCCTGTCGAGAGTTTAGCCGCTATAAGTGTTTGAGCTCCCATAGGAAAATCATCAAACGAAGCTAGCGCCTTTCTCGCTGGAGGTACAATCTCATCCCACTTCTTCTCGAGAGCTTGAGGATCCTGAGATGATTTTCCCATGACCTGCTGTAACGACATCAAGTGACTGGGGAGTTGCTTTCCTTCGCTATTAGTAAATTGGTTCACATATCCAGAGTTCTTCCCTGGGACCTTGTATACAATATCACCTGTAGAGAGTGCCGGCTTTAGTGCCTTTACTTCTGCAACACCTTCTGCTCTCTGCTCCCGCTGCTTTCGCTGAGCTTCTTTTGTAGCTGCTTTCTCTAGTCGTGTAAGAAAAGACTTACCATCTGCTAGGGCCTTTTGGTCAACAGCTGTAACTGTTCCCGCAGCCTCTTTCATTTTATAGTATTCAACAAAACTCTCATAGGCTGCTGGTGCTTTATCTGGGTTGGCCTGAATAGCCTCTATAAAAGACCCAACTAAAACTGTATTCTTGATTTTACCTGCTGCAGTTATTCCGTGGAATACTTCTAGTTCCGCGCCATTTCCTTTTACATTCGAAACATCAATGAACGATGTAGTCCCCATATTCTTTACCCACGAAGATACAGAAGACCTAATGTGACCCTCTTCTATTTTAGTCTTGTTGGCTACATGCTCTCCATACTGAGCTTCCACAGCTTTCTGGTACTTAGAGAAAAATAGTTTATGATTATAAGCAAGGAGCTCATCTTTCTGTTCGTTAGTATAATCGTCATTATCTTCAATAGCTTGCTTACGTGTTGTATATGATGCCAAACTAGTGGCTGTTTGTGCTTTTGTTGTCTGAGAGGCCTGTAGCTTCGCATAGCCTTTATCAGTGGATGTAGCAATTGAGAGTGCAATCGTCTCTTTTGTCGCATCAATATCTTCTTTGTTGGAGGCATCTAGTGCCTCTCGTTTTGCTTGATCTACTTTCTGCTCTTGATATGCCACATAGGCCTTCGTACCTTCTTCAACTAGTTTAGGTAGGTACTCTAAGATCCCTGGAGCTTCCATAGGTATTCTCTGTGCTGCAACTCTTGTGTCCCTTTGTTTAGGGGCTGTTGGTACTGCGAGAGAAGACATGTTCCCTCCGACAGTAGATTGTTTATATTGTAATGCCATATTTATCCTTTATTTAAACTCTACACCTGTAGGTTTTTGTTAATTATAGTAACTAGGGAGTCTTTAAGTACCCCAGCTAATTCCGCTTGCTTTAGCCCCTGCATAGGCACTGAATCCAGATGCTGCTACACCTGCCAAGCCTGATGACTGACTATATGCACGATTAGATACCATCTGATTGTTAGCACTATTAATTGCATTAGAAGTATCTATATCTAGATCCATCTCTTGTGTTTCTTTATTCATCTTCATAGTCTCTAACTTATTACCTAAGTCTTTGAACTGTGCTTCAGTTGCTTGAAGGATATTACCCTTAGCTTGATCGCCTTGGATAGAACCTGCTGTACGTAATCTCTGTGCAAGTCGCCCAGTGAGCTGTCGTGTTGCCATTGTGTTCCCCAGAGAACTTGAGGCCGCTAGTAATTGTGTGTCTAGTTCCGATAATTGAGTTGCAGTTCCACCTAGAATATCTGCTCTATTATCTTTCATTTTACTACTAGAGATGTTAAATCGTCTTAGTAACTCACCTTTACGCTCTATTCTGTTCTTTTCTGCACGCTCCGTGCTCTTCTCGTTAGCCAACTGATTCGACGCATTCTGTGCTGCTGCTTGTTTATCCGCACGACTGTTTGCTGCTACTGTTGATGCAACTGATACTGCAACTGAAGCTGCTATAAAATACCCTGCCATTATTTCTCCTTGTATATATTCTCTACGAATAATTCTTTCTCTGCTTCTTCTACAGTTGTTGCATCTGTACGAAACACATTCACCCATATAACATCTGTTACTGCATATACAATCTTCTCTGATCCTGCACCACCTATGAATATCTGAGGGGCTTTTAACACCACTTCCTTATCACCATTACTTACTGTCATAGTTCCTTCTATCAAGAGATTAAAACAACCCTTAGTATGTGTAGCACCTACGCCTAGTGTCCCTGCTACTGCAAAGGCCTCTCTACAATACATACCATCTAAAAAGTAATGATTAACAGGAGGTTCATAGGCATTTGGATGAGCTCGAAGCTGATCTGCCAGATCCTTAACTTCCGGTCTGGAATAGACTAAGCTCTTTATAATTGCTTTACTCATTTCTGACCTCTCCATATAAATCTATATATTGGTTCATTATTATCACTAAACTTTCCTACGCGTTCCATGTGGTTCTTAAAGACTCCCATAGCACTTTCGCAGAAATAGAGAGACTTCCCTAAGTCCCTTAAATGTTTAACTATATTTAATCTAGCTTTCCTATTGCTAGAATGGTCTCCTTGAAGATGTATAATAAATATACCTTCATCCTCTCCAAATTGAAAATCGTGATAAACTGCATAGCATTTACCATCCATCACTGTTTGTGTTTCTATTATTTCCATTGTTGCCTCCTATTGTCGTTCTAAGGTACCTAGAGCCTCTTTAAAGCCTACAGGGGTACTAAGCCATTCTGTAGACTCTAAGAGCCTCTAGACTGTTCTTAAGCCTTGTTGCTGATAACCTTCCTGACCACCACCGTTGAGTGAGCTCAGCCAATTATTAGCATCTTCAGCATTAATATCTAAGTCTATAGCCGCTAATCTATCGCCTTGAGTTTCTGAGCTAGATATACTCTGATTAAGTATTCTGGTCATATTAGCTACATCGTCAGTATTAGCTGCGTAAGTGTCACTAGTTGTAGTATCAAGGGAGCTTGTAGGTCTTGCATCTATAACCCCTTGTATCAGGCCTTGATGTTTAATACTAATAGGCTGTGCCGTTCTTCCCGCACCATAGTTAACTACCTCTGCTGCTGCCTTGCCATACTCACCCTTTTCAAGGTATCCGAGAGTCTTCTTCCCTATCTTAGGATCAGCCATCAGTTTACGAATAACAGGATCAGAATAACTCTCTAGTCGTCTTGTCTTAGCATTATTCCTCTCTTCTTTAGTCTGTGCCTCTGGGCTCACTTCCTTATCTTGTTTCAGAAAGTCTGCAACTGTTTTTATACGAAGTTCTATTGCATCATCATCGAGTCCCGCTGCTTTTCCTATTGCTGTCATTGCACGTAACTTACGAGCCTTAACACCTGTAAGAGCATCCTTATCATAGTAATTCTTTTCATCCCAATTTGATGCTGCAAGAAATGCTGCTTTATAATCAGGTGGAGTTTTATTCAATTCCTTACGCATATTATGAGCAAAACCTAAGTCCCCTCGATATACATAAGAGATCATTTCCTTTCTGACACCTTCCTTTAAATCATCATACTTAGGGAGTAGGTCCCTCATAATAACAATATGCTTATCGTAAGACTCTTTAAAAGTCATATCCATATACTTACCAGTTTGACCCGTATATCTAGTCATCGTAGCCTTACTCAGGTCCTCATCGTCATGATAGAAACCATCCACGTAACCTTCGAGAGTAACTACATATTTCTGGTAGTCAGTAAGCTCTACCGCACTTTTTATGGTTCTAATTTTGGAAGGTGTTAGAGCCTCCGTGCCTGTAAGTGAGGCGCGAGCTCTTTTAACCGCTGCTACCTGTTCGAGCTCTAATACTTTTTCTATAGCCTGTTTACCAAAGAATCTATTTACGCCTGTAACTAGATCCGCTTGTCTAAAAGCCTTACCTTCCGTTTTACCATCTCTTGCCATTTATATTTCCTTATTTACTTGCAGCTGATGTTCCAAAGTAGAAGCCTATTATAGCTACTAATATCTGTTTAATAGTATCGTCATAGATAATACCTTTAATCTCAGTAGTAGTCGTAAAGAACCAGCCTTGGCTCACTACGACCGCACTAGTATCTATTAGACTAGGAGCTATAACTATATAAGATAATAGACTTAGCATTACTAATACAATAAATCTTCTTACATACTTACCTTCTCCACCGTCTACCTTGTTAGCTCTTCTACTTGACTTCATAAGATCAATAAACTGCTCGTGTCGGTTCTGTGCCTGAGACGCCATATACTTTAGAGCAAAACCCCCTATAGCACTAGCACCCATTGTTATCAGTTCCGCTGAGATCATTATCGTTGCCTCTTATTGTTTGTGCATTACTTCAAATAGTCTATCTAGTTTCCTATCTATTCTATTGAACATAGCAGTATTTGATTTGCGTTGAACATCTAAGGCAGAAGTCAAGGTGTGAATCTTTACCCCTTGAATTGCTACCTGTTTCTCTATCGCACCTATGTATGTAACCATACCTACCATTAGTGATAAGGTAGCTATTATATGGGATATGTTGATTGTTTTAGACAATTGCCATTCTCCACATCCTTCTTTAGTTGGCATTAGATTCCTTTAGGGCTATCAGCCTCTAGGACTAAGTCTTCATTGTCTGTTTTAATTGTACTCATTAGAGAGCTCCACTTTCTCAGATTCCTCAAGAACCCAAGAAGGAACTTCAGCTATTGAAGTACCACCCTTGAGAGTCTTAGGAAACTTAGCCTT